TTGACAGCAGAAGGTAAGACTACTAGTACTAAATCATTTAGAATTTCACCTCCGAGGAATGTACATCAAGTTGTTAGAACACCAATAGGAAGAAATTTATATGGGAGATATTGGACGCCTAAGATATCAAATGTTCTTGGAAGTGATTTTTCAATAGATACAAATGCAGTATTACCAATTATTAAATCAAGTGGAATTTCATAGGAGATAGTTATGAATGATATTGATGATATTGATGAGTCACAAGAATTAGTTAGAGCAAAATTTACTGCAACAATGCAATTGGCAAATGATATGATGGATAGATTAGTTGGAATTAATGGATATCTTGAAATACTTAATTCTCTAATTACTAATAATAAGATAATAATACAAACAGATAATAATGTAATAAATTAATAGGAGAATAAAGTTATGGCAGATTTTGTATCATCCGCAGGAGTAGTTCTGCCGGTGGCAACAGTTACTCCAAACCTTGCTGATATCAATGTTCCTGATCCACCTATCATCATTGGTGGTACACGCACTCTAGTTGAAACAAAACTGACTTCGACCATGCAATTGGCCGATGACATGATGGTGCGGTTGGTTGGTCTTGACGGGGCGAGCGGTTATCTTGGAACACTTAACTCATTAATTACAACTTATTCAGAGCCGGTTCTTGATCCACTTTCTGTTACTCTGACAACAACTGCTGTAACTATTCCTGAGCGTCCATTGCCAACTGGGCTTGATTCATTAATTACTGACTTCGGTACATTTTCTGAAACTGCTCCAACAATGGCAGCGATGCCAACTATAGATACAACTTTGTTGACTCCAGGAACTGCACCAGTTGCACCTGAAGCTAGTGTTACATGGTCTGAGACTGCACTTGTTACTTCTGTTTATACTCCATTGTTGGCGAAGATTCTGGCTACTATGGCAGATGATTCAACCGGCCTTGATCCATTGGTAGAGCAGGCAATTTATGATCGAGCTATTGCAAGGAACCTGACTACTAATAGTAAGATGTATAATGAGGTCGAGTCTTATTTCTCAGTTCGTGGATGGGATGAACCACAGGGAGCACTTGAAGGAAAACTTCTTGAGGCTTCTGCAGAAATTGCTAGGAATGAAACAGACGTTACTGAAAAGGTAATGATTGAACGAGCAGATCTGGCTCAAAAAAATGCGCATTTTATTCTTCAGCAAGCAACTGAATTAGAAAAGTTGATTCGGGCTACTCGGGATGGTGAGTCACAACGAGCACTTGATTATTCTAAGATTTCCGCAGAGATTGTTATTCAGTTATATTCAGAAAGTATCAAAGGTTATGTTGCTACCCTTGAAGCAAAGAAAGCATATATCCAGGCACAGGTTGAAGTTCTGCGGGGAGTGATTGAAAGTAACAAGGGCTTGCTTGATGTGTATAAGGCACAATCTGAAGTATTCAAGATTGGTGTTGAATCTAAGGCTAGTATTAATGATGCAATTATCAAAGGCTTTGAGGCACAAATTACCGGCTATGAAGCAGAAACTAAAGCATTAACTGCAAGTCAGATGGCATTGGTTGAAGACAATAAAGCGAAGATTGAAAAAGCTGATCTTGAATTACGACTGATGATTGCCCAGATTGATGCTGCAATTCGTGCATATATAGGTGAGTCTTCTTTGAAAGAAAAAGTTAGTAATGACTTAGCTCAGATTGCCGCTCAATCGGTCGCTTCTGCTTTGAACGCAGTTAATGTTTCTGCTTCAGTCGGTGCTACTGAGAATGAAAGCAGGTCTGAGGATTATAACAAGAGTGAGTCAATTAGTGAACAGCATAGTTTCCATTCCAACATCTCTGAATCACATGACTTTACACATCTTCCAACAGCATGACAGTTCCTATTAAAATAACATATACTGGTGATATTTTTACTGGTAAGAACTTTGCTAAGCAAGCTAGAGTTCAAGTAGGTATGCTGAAGGATGATATGTCTCGACTTGGCCTTAAGCAAGGCAGACGTTTTGTTCCTGTTGCTCCAGGTGTAACTATTGAAGCTCGATCTGTATTTGGGTTTGATGAAGCAAGAGTGCATGTTAAACCATTAGTTACGAAGAAACTTGGCAAACACCTGCCTGTTGAAGAGAGTTATGAATGGTATTGGTATGCCTTAGCAGTTTCTACAGACACTATACAGACTCTTATTTCAGGTGGAGGATTATCAGATATTGATGTTGATACGATGGGCAATGTTATTGTAGTTGGTTACACTCGCACAAGAGATTATGCAGATGCTTCGTCAGAATTATCAAATGAGGCATACGTTCAATATTATGATAATGATGGCTGGTTTCAGCGTCGTCGAGTATTGGAAGGTGGGTTGTTAAATGGAGTAAATCGTAATGAATCAGGTACTGGTGTTGCCATTGATACAACTGTACCAACTCTCCTTGATACTGATTATGGTGGAGTTTATGTTACTGCGGATATTTACAAACTCCGAGATGATAACTGTTATGATATGAGTCTGATCAAGTATGCTTCAGACGGTGTAACAATTAAGTGGAAGAAACGATTTTCTCTTGGAACTACTGGAATTGATGACTTATTCAGCTGGGGAGTTGATGCTGATGCTGCTGGTAATGCAGTAGTGATTGGCAGACATGATGCTTATGATGAAAGTTATACTTTAATTTATAATGCTGCTTATGTTGCTTCTTTGCAATATGATGGAACGCTAGGTTGGACTCTGCAACTTGGCGATTGTTTGCTTGATGAGTTTGGTGATCCGACTGTACAAAACATGGTTAATCCATATGATGTTGATGTCAAGTCTACAGGAGACATCATCATCGGTGGAAGCATTCAAGAGCCTACAACTAGCTCTATTCATCCGATGGGCCTCTTGACTAAACTTAATAGTAGTGGAGTTGTACAGTGGCATCGAGTTCTTGAAGGCAGGTTCTTGCAAGCGAATGGACTTTATGGTTGGTATGGTGTTGGCACCAACATGAGTGGACTGAGTATCAGAGGCTGTGCAATCGACAGTAATGGAGATATTTACTGTGCTTCAATGACTAAGATTGAAATTGCTACTGATAGTGGCTGGTGGCATTTTCATCTTTCCAAAGTATCTTCTGCTGGAGCATTGCAGTGGCAACGCTTTGCAGAGGTACAATATTATGATGATGCAGATGCCATTCTTTGTGTTACTCAGATTGATGTTGCTTTCGATGGAGTTTATGTTATTTTCCCTAGTTTTCCTAATGGCCTTGATGGATGGGGAGCATATATAATTAAGTTTCAGAAATCTGATTCTATTAATCCATTAGCACCACAGGCAGGAGATGTACTTTGGCAGCGTCATATGGCCCTTGAACTTACGCAAGCACAAGTTGCTGGAAATACAGGAGTTATTCCAAGAGCAATTAGATCAGTAGGGGCTGATATTTATTTTGCTGGTTCAGTTATTGCTGACAAGTCACCACTTACAGCGAAACTTCCTGGCAGTGGAGGATTTATTGGCAATCACATGGGATTAGTATTTACCAATCCTGCGTTAACAATCTATGATGACCAGGCAAATATTCCAGTACATCAAGATCCTGGAGAAGGTACAGGTACTCCAGGTTATGAGTTTACTTGGCACGATGATGTTACAGTTAATACAACTACTGTGACAGCAACTATCTCTACGCCAAGTGAAGGAGATTATGATTCACCTCTCTGGACGCAAACGAATAAAATTATTAAGAAAACAATTTACACTCAAGGAGAATAAGCATGCTTAATGATTTTCAAACAGCAGTTGAGGAAGAAAAGAAAAAAAGAAAGTTAGCTCTTCTTCCTACTACAGATGATGCATTTACAGGAGAGTCTTGGAATGTTTCTGTTCCTGAAAAGAAACAAGCACCAATGAGTCCAGGTGACCCAAATAATGAATCATTCTATGGTGGAAGTAATCCATTAAGAGATATTAATTCTCGTCCTGATAGAGTTGGACAAGGAACTCGGGTAGTTGAAAGAAATATGTTACCTTCAGTAAGTGCTGAAAGTCCTAAGATTAATGAAACTCCTAATGCACAAAGAGATGAAGAGTTAGGAGCAATGACTGTAGCAAAAAATGGAAATACAACCACTTATGATATTGGTGGAAATACTCTTTCATTTGAAGGGGAAAAACCTACTAGATCATTAAGCGGAATGTCTGGAACAACTCAAGGACGAAGATCAAATATGGATGTATCATTTGATTCCAGTGTATCACCTGAAGCAAGGAAAAGATTCTTAGAAAATCCTGTTGCTCCAACTGGGCAGATGGCACAGTATGAAAAGTATATGAACACTCCGCGAGGACAGCATTTCGGAGTTACTAAGATAGACAATTCTCCACCACCTCCGATGGGATGGAGAACACATAAAGATCTTATGCTACAAGAATTAACTAATCAACAATCAAGAGAGAATAATTTAGCTAATCTTGAAGAACAAAGACAGCGAGCTGCTATAGATAAGGATAAAAATCGTATTGATGAGCAAAGAGTTAATTCAGAAAATAAATTACGTGATATTCAAGGACAAGTAGAACAGCAGCCACAAGAGAAAGAAAGTGATGTTTATGATAAAATAGACATTTATAATGAAGCAGGCATGGTAACTGGACAACAACTTTATAATAAGAGAACTGGTGAAAAGGTTGAGCAGCCAAAGTTTACAGAATCACAAGAAGATATTATAAAAAGATTAAACCAAATGCGTGACTCTAAAGATCCTAAACTTGCTGCTGCTGAGGCTAAATATAAAGCACATTTTGGAAGTCTTCCGTATTAATAAACTAAACTATAGGTATATAAAATGGCTGGATTCTTTGATGATATAGAAGATACTACTTCGCCAGTAGTAAAAAGTTTCTTTGATGATACAGAAGAAATCAATGCTCCTGCGCCTGAACGTACTTTAGGCTCTACATTAAAAGATACTGGTATATCTCTTGCTAAAGGTGTTATTGGTGCAGGTCAAGGAATTGTTGGACTTGCTGACATTCCAACTGGAGGTAGATTTGGTCGTGGACTTGAATATATTGGGATAAAACCAGAAGAATGGCAGGCAGATCTTTCTGAAGAATATTCTCTTGCTCAACAAGAGGCAAATAAAAAGGTTGATACTGCAAAAGGCTTTGTTGATACAGCACAAGCAATGCTGGAAAATCCAAGTACTATTGCTCATGGTATTGTTGAGACATTGCCATCAGTTGCTGCTGGTGGTGTATTAGGTCGTGGTGCTCTGGCACTTAGTAGCAAATTATTACCGAAGGCTGTAACTGCATTAGGCAAAACTGGATCTGCTATTGCTGCTGGTGCGGTTGGTGAAGGTGCAATATCTGGTGGACAAACTGCAGAACAGATAAGAAATGCAACACCTGATGATCTTTTGACTGCTAAACAATCTGCACTTGCAGTAGCTTCAGGATTGGGTACATCAGCATTTGGTATAGTTGGTGGATCACTAGCTAAGAAACTTGGTTTTGCCGACATAGATACAATGGTAGTTGCTGGTTTAAATCCTGCTAAGAAAGAAGGATTTAAAGGTGTTGTGAAATCTATTGTTGGTGGTGGTATAACTGAAGGTGTGTTTGAGGAATTACCACAAACTGTTCAGGAGACAATATTTACTAATGCAGCTCTTGATAAGCCTTTGCTGAATGGAGTTCCTGAAGGGGCTGCACAAGCGATTATTCTTGGTGCAACTATGGGGGCTGGAGCAAACTTACTTCCAGGAGCAAATAAGCCAGCTGAAAAGACTGAACAAGAATTAGAACTTGACCGACGAGCAGCAAATATTCTTAATTTGAAAGAAGACGAACTTGGCAAGAGTGTTCAAAAGTTAACCACTGACATTAATTCAAATCAGGAACTCATTAATGATCTTGATAAACTTGAGCAGAAAGCAAGAGAATTAAATGTTGATCCGGCTGAATTAATTAGAAAGACTGTTGATGATAATAAAAATAGTCAAAGCCTCTTAGATAGGATTAATTCTGGAATCCAGAAGAAAGAAGAACTTGTTAAGAAAGAATATGAGTCTCTTTCTCCTGAAGAGAAGCAAGTTAGAGAGATTGAAGATAAATTAACTACTCATAGATATGAATCTGCAAGCCAACTGAATGAAAGAATTACAAATATTGATAATGAGATTACAACTCTCTCTGAACAATATAATCGTAAGTTTGATCCTTATGCGTTAGATGCTAAAACTTCACCAGGGGCAGAAGAAAGAAAAGTAATTGAAGATAAACTTATTACATTGAACAAAAGGCGTAATGAATTACTTGATAAAGAAACTCCTGAGGTTAAGAAGGCTTTTGCACCATACACTACTAGAGATGGTAGGCAGAAATATCTTGAGGAACTTTTTGGAACTGTAAATGTAGGTGAGAAAGTTGGTATAGAAAAAGATGCTGTTGAATCTTTTCAAAATTTTGAAGCTAATAATTTATTGCCTATAGAAATGGCTAATTATGCAAATGGCTTAATTAAGCTTAAATCTGATCAACAAACATTAGATTCTGAACAGCAAGCACTTAAACCGCTTGAAGAAAATAATTTAAAACAAATTGAAGATTATGCAAATTATATAAGAAAGATTGGTGACAGGTTTACTCCTACAGAACAGGCTATTATTGAAAATTATTGGCAAAGCATTAAGAAGGAACTAACTCTTCGCCGGGAAGAAATGACTCCAGGAACGGAAGCATTTATGAGGAAGAAGTTCTTTGAGACACAACTTGCTAATATTGAAGGTAATGTAAAAAGTGATACAGCAGCCCAAGGTGAGTCAAAACAAAATGTAGTTCCATCTTTGGCTGAGCAGAATAAACGCCAGCAGTGGTTTCAACAAATTGCCAAAGACCTCGGAGATGTTCAGGCAGCAAATAGCCAGGCAATTGAAACTGAGATTCCTAGAAACTTGCCTGGAGGTTTGCAGAGTGGGTTCACTAATGAACGACAAGTAGGTAGTGTTCCACAGTTTCAAGTAGGTGCAAATCAAGAAGCCTTAAGTAAAGTAAATCTTGAAGACATTAAGAAAGCTTTTCCAAATCAAACAATTACTCAACATGAAAATGGTTCAGTATCTGTTCATTTTAAAAATGGACAAGGCGTAAAAATCAATAGCATTCAAGGAGCTGGGCAAGACTTTGTTAAGTTAGCAATTGAAACTGGACAGATGTCAAAGACAGGCAAGATCCTTGGCATTACAATAGGGAATGAAATTCTCCTTGATCAGAATTTTGCATACAACAAGACTCTATGGCATGAGAACAAGCATGTCCTTGACAACTTGGGTTTGATTACAGAAGTAGATGACAGTGCATTAAATAAGGAGTTTAATAAACTTCGTAAAGCAGGTAAGCTTGAGTTTGCTCTCAGCACTCATAAAGATCCGAAACAGCGTATGGTTGAAAATCGTGCGAACATGTTTGCTCAGATTATGGTCAACAGAGCTGAATATCGGAACACTGCTTTTGGTAAAGTAATTCAGCGAGTAATGGACTTCTTTCAGCAATTGCTAAGTTTTGGTAAGCAAACTGTATCGGGGTTGGCTAGTGAAGTAGAAAGCGGAAAGATTTATGAGCGTCAAGCTGCTAAAAGAATTAAAAATCAAGCTACATTTAAAGAATGGTTTGGTAATAGCAAAGTAGTTGATGTCAATGGAAATCCTATTGTAGTTTATCATGGAACAAATAAAGTTTTTTCATCTTTTTCTGAAGATAAATTAGGAAAAGCAACTGGTGCACCATCAGCATCTTTAGGCTTTTTCTTTTCTAGTAATCCCGCAGTAGCTTCAAGTTATGCGAGTACTCATTCAGCTTATGAAAATGTTCCTTTACTTAAGTGGCTGAATAAAATAACTAAAGGAATGTATGAGAAAGCTAATGAGAAAGTAGCTAATGCTTTAGGAGTATCTGCTAAAGATACTAATGGAAATGTTATACCTACATATTTATCTTTACAAAATCCATTGATAGTAAATTTGGGTGGAAAAGAACATAGAGAAAGATCTTATTTTGATATTATAACTGAGGCTAAGAATAAAGGTCATGATGGAGTTATAATAAAAAATACTTTTGATCGTGGTTTTAATGCAATAAATAATGAATCACTTAATGGCTTATCTGATATTTATGTAGTCTTTAAGCCTACGCAAATCAAGTCTATCTTTAATAATGAATGGGATAGTACTGATCCAAATTTTGAATCTACTGCTAATCAATGGTACTCAGCACTTGAAAATGCAGTTGCTGGGTTTCAGCAGAAGCAAGCAACACCTGATCAATGGAAAGGAATGATTGGAAGATATGTTAGGAATAAAAATGATGAGCTTGTTTGGAAAGGTTTTCCTGGAATTAAGCCTGATGAAGTTGAATGGCTAGGTTTGTATGATTGGCTTGATAAGCAAAAAGGAAAAGTTAGCAAAGAAGAGTTAGCTCAGTTTATTGCTGAAAATAATGTTAGGTTGGAAGAGGTTGTTAAAGAATCACAACAGACTGTTATAAATAAATTAAATACTCAACTTGAGCCTTTTGGTTATAAATATGAATATGATGGATATGATGAAGAATATTCAATGATAGATATCCAAACTGAAGATCTTGTAGAATTTGAAGATCTTTCTGAAGAAGTACAAAGTATCGTTAATAAATCTGCAGAAAGTTTTCCTTGGGATAATGGAGTTAAACATGAAGGTTATCAGCTTCCAGGTGGAAAGAATTATAAAGAACTTTTAATTACTGCTCCAAAAATACCTGGTGAATTTATTAATGAAAATCATTTTAGCGAGCCAAACATTTTAGCACACATCAGATTCAATGAACGAACTGATGCAGATGGAAATAAAGTTCTTTTCCTTGAAGAGATTCAAAGTGACTGGCATCAAGCAGGGAAGAAGGAAGGTTACAAGGAAAATCTCACTCCTAAACGTATTGAAGAACTTGAACAAAAACATCATGATCTTCAAATAGAATCTTTGACCATGCCTGAAGGAGAAGAATTTAATAAAAATTATAATGAAAGAGTACGTATTCAAAATATACTTGATGGCAGTAATGAAATTCCTGATGCACCATTCAAGAACTCTACTCAGTGGTCTCTCCTTGCTATGAAGCGAATGGTTAGGTATGCTGCTGAGAATGGTTTTGATAAAATTGCATGGACAACTGGACAGCAGCAGTTTGATCGTTATGTTCAAGGTACTGAAGAAGAGAAAGCTAAAAGACTTCATGGAATGCAAGAGTTTTATGATAAAATACTGCCGAATACTTTTAATGCAGAATTCAATAAGAACAAGTGGGGGAATGCAAAGGTAGAAATAACTGAAAGCAATCTTCTTGAAGATAAAAGAGTCTCTAAAGAAGAAGCATTAGAAGCTTTTGATAAAGGTGAAGTAGTTTTTATTGGTGAAAATCCTGTAGAGCAGAGAAGTGATCTTGTCAATTATCAGCAGGGGGCAATGTATATAACTGTTGCTAAGCCAGTACAGAATCTTTCCATCCCAATTACGAACCGCATGAAATCTAAGGCACTCCGTGAAGGTATGCCTATGTTCGAGGTTCGTGAAGCCCCAAGTCAGAAGATCAGCGATGATGTTTATCATCAAATGTTCAGCGAACGAAATAGTTTGGTTCGTACAATCGGCCAGACTCTTCGTATGCGTGGGCATGAAATCAAGCAACTCATCGACAAGGGATTGGGGTCTATATCAACTAGGCTTAAGAATGTAGATCCAATGCTTCGTGCAGAGATTAGAAACCTCGACTTCAGGACAGCACAAAAGATTGTAACTGCCTTAAGAATTGCTCATCCACTCCTGGAGAAGACTAAACAAATGAGTCCACAAGACAAGTTTGTTTGGGATGCAGCTAGGAGAAATTCAGACGAGGTTAAGATAAAAGAGATTGCAGCAAAATACAACATGACCGCTGATCAAGAAAAGTTGCGAGCAGTCCTGGATCAGATTAGGCAAGATGCAATTGATGTTGGCTACGACGTAGGATTTATCGAAGAATACTGGCCTCGCATAATTAAGGATCAGGAAGGCTTCTTGCAGGCAACAAAAGGAATATCTCAGCGACCAGTTATTACGGATACAATCAAAGTTTATGCAGATAAGCTTGGGATGACAGTTGAAAAGTTTGAGATTGAGTATCCTGAACAGGCAGCAGATATTGCGAGCAACACAATACTTGGCAGGAACCTTGGTATTGGTGGGCCAGGCAACATTCAAGCCAGGCAATATGAAACTGTTCCCCCAGAATTGAATAAGTTCTACATGGATAGTGATGCAGCATTGATGCAATACATCTATAGTATGACAAAGAAAATTGAGGCTAGGCGATTCTTTGGTAAGGTTCCAGAGAGAATAGCAAGCCTGAAAGCTGAAAAGAAACGAAAGCAGGGAATGCTCACAGAGTATGAAAAATCCAACAATGCTGCAAGAGTCGAAGATGTTTCTGGCGACTTGATTAGAATTGAACAAGAATTGGATAAGTACAAACTGCAAAGAGATTACACTGAGAATATCGGCACATATATTAATGACTTGCGAATGTCTGGTCGAATCCAGGCAGATGATGAAAAAGTAGTTAGAGATATTCTTGATGCTAGGTTCCACGAACATGGAGCTACAGGAATAGTTAATGCCTACAAAAATATATCATACATCGACGTAATGGGTTCGCCAATATCAGCGCTGACTCAGATTGGAGATTTGGCTTGGGCGATGTATGTAGGTAAAGTATGGACGCCACGTGGCCTGGCTGATACGATTAAGAATGTTGGTAAAGCCATAACTAAGAAGTCTGAAATAACTAAGGAAGACCTCGGAATTGAAAGGATAGCCCAGGAATTTGCAGACGGAACAACGTTGGGGAATGCAGTAAGTTGGGTATTCAAAAAAGTTGGGCTTGAACGAATAGATTCGATAGGCAAGGAGACTTTAATCAACAATGCGTTTAGTAACTACAAGGTTATGGCTAGCACTGAGGATGGACGACAAGCATTATTGAAGCAAATCAAGCCTATTTTTGGTACACAGTCTCAGACTGTAATAAATGATTTGCTCGCCGGGAATCCAACAGACAACGTAAAGATGTTATTGTATCATAGGTTGTTGGACTTCCAACCTGTAGCACTTTCTGAAATGTCAGAGCAATATCTCAAGAGTGGAAATGGCCGAGTGTTTTATATGCTCAAGACATACACACTCAAGCAATTTGATGTCTTCAGAAATGAAGCTTGGCACAAAATCAAGACTGGTGAACGGGATCAGGTTATTGAAGGAATTGGTAACATGATCAAGCTGGTGAGTTTACTTACACTTGCTAATGCTGGCGCGGATGAATTGAAGGATTGGATGTTGGGAAAAGAAACTAAGTTTGAAGATAACGTGATTGAGAATTTTCTCACTATGGGCGGAGCATCAAAGTTTGTAAGGATGCAGACTACTCGGGAAGGCTTAGGATCTGGATTAATTGGTCAGATCTTGCCCCCATTCAGATTTGTAAACTCCATCAGTAAGGATCTTAATCAATTGTATGGATCTTACATTACGGGAGATACAATTGATTATGATCATGCAAGAATTGTAGAATCCATCCCGATTGGTGGCAAGCTTTATTATTGGCACTACGGACGAGGAGAGGATTATAAAAAGAGTAGCAATGAACAAGAATTTGGCAAGATCAGCAAGGAAGTAGACACATTCAAGAAGCAGCTTGAAAATTCGGAAGACAAGCGAACTTTCTTGAATTCAAACCTGGATGGATTTAAGCAAATGAAATTGCATGAAAATTTTCAGAGTGCTCTCAATCGGAACCAGGCAGTCATTAATAAGTTGAAAAAGATTGATCAAACCACAAATGTCAGGGAGAGACTTGGACAGTTGCAGCAGCAACGGGAGGTGATTTTGAAAAGATATTTTGACGTTACAAATACGGTACAGTAAAAAAGATTGCCAGAACTCATACTGTTTCGTGAGTTCTGGCTTTCTTGTTTAACTTGGTAAGAGGTCCCAAATTTGTACAGCCAACGAATATTTATACGGCTTCAGCAAGTGTGGATTTATCATATATGAAAACTTTTCAGGAGCTATAAATGGAGTCTTTAGTTGGCTTAACTCTTCTACAGGAAGTTCAAACGGAATAATCTTTCTAATCAATCCTGCCTTTTGCAATGCTGCAAGCCTTTGATAAGTTGTACCCATCTTAGACTTATCATAATCTTCAAACTGTTTCATCACAGCAATTCCAAGTTCTGGATCAGAGTTTTCTTTGATCTCATTGAATAAGAGTCCTGTGGATCTTGGCACTGATAAAATTAAATCAAAGATATCCATGTATGTTTTCCTTGAATTGTTTCTTCTATATGGTCCGATCATTCCAAACGGAGCATAGTTTTCCTTAGCTATTGCTTGTCTAGTTACTTTGTAGATGGAATTATCGTTTGAATAGAAACTGATTGTCTTTGCTAAGTGATTTTCTTCCATAATAAATGATTTGAAAAGGTTTATCGGAACTTCACTATAAGGGATTTTACCCTATCGGTGGAAAAATTTCAACCTTTTTCGGTGCCTTTGGTCGAAAAATTTCAACCTTTAAAATCCCGATAACCCTTTGAAAACACTATAAAAAACACGAGTTAGCCTGCCCAAATAAACGCATACTAGTATATAAGAGCCACCGAAAATCCGCCCTTTAGATATTATCATCCACACATTCAGGACAAACCTTACCAGTAAAATCTTTATGATGTTTTTTGCACCGATGGATTTTACTTTCTTGATCTTTTATACTTATCTTTTTAGTTATAGCTGTAGGATCATATCGTTTAATATTATATTGCCCACATGGTTTTGGCTCACAGCAATAGCCACCACGATATACACAGTTCGGTACCATATAATTAGCAAGATCGTTATCAATCCCTTCTACTGCTTTTTGAATTTCTAGCATTACATCACGTGTTTCTTTACTCGCCTGATAACATAGTCTCTTTCTACTCATATCAATCAAATGCTGGGCATTGATTAACATGCGATGATTTACTGGAGAGTTTCTGGTAACTTGATCATCACCAGCCCCACCTCGATCTGATCTGTTACTCATAACAAAATGTTGCTGCCCTACTGCTGCATGCCTCACAAGATGAACACTAACTTTTGTTGGAATGTTCATCATGTGTATCCAAAATAACTGCGTTCTGCTTGGGCTATGTTCCCATCTATATAACTGATCAAGTGAACATTTAGCAGTAAAGCCAGATCGCATGGTAGATTCAATAGCTAAATGTGCATCTGATAAATTAGTGATTTTGGTTGCAGTTATTTTCATTCTCCATCCTCATGAGCTAAGGCTGCTATCAAATCATTATGCAAATCTTCTCTGGGATCAATTTCACAGTCTTTTGATTTATTCATTAGATGTACTTTTATCTCAGCTAAAACTCGTATCTGATAATTGAGTTGTTTGATCTTTTCTTCAATAGCAATTATACTAGCCTCAGCTAGATCTTTAGTAAGAAACTCTCGTAACAACGGAGCAGTGATATGTGATCTATCAAGTGTTTTCAGATGTGCTTTCATTATTAGTTCCTTCAACTATTTTAATGCAATCTTTAATTGCCTGCACAGTTGCTGCTGCTGTAACTCCATTAGGAATTATTATATCGGCGGCGTCTCGTACTGGTTCAGACTCTCTATGTGATAAGTAAGATTGAAGTTTTTGCAATACGTTATCTTTAAATGTAGGTACTTTCAAAACACCCTCCAGGTGTAGTTAATCACTTCAGGTTTTGCACGGAACTTCTGGCTCAACAGAATTGCCAGTTTTTATTCTAGTTTTAGTTATCTTTACTGAGTAATTAGCAGCAGTAGGAGCTGCAACTAGTGGAATCAGTATTTTAGATTCTACATTCTTTTCGAGAACCTTATTTAATCTTCTGACTATGCCAGCCAGCCAGTCTCCATGAGATTTGAATTGTAATAATTCACATTCATCCAGAGCATTTTGTAGATCTAGTTCAGTTAGTTTTTTCATAAATTTATTCACTTAGACTCTGTTACTAATTTCCATGAACGCACAGTTGCTTTAGCTCCACGTCTGATTTTAAGTTTTAATTTATCACATCTTCCAGTATGGAAAGCAACTAATTCTAATGCACGCTTTTCAGTTGCACAAGTAGATACAATATAATGCATACCTTTTCCCCACTGGATAGTGATTATAAATTTTTGAATTTCCATAAAGATCCTTATTCATGCATGATTATTTTATCAATCTCTTGTGATTCTTCAGCTAGTTTTGTATAAAGCATCCCTGCATAGTGTGCAATCTTTAGCAAGTCAAGTCTCTGTTGGCCTTCACGAGAGTTCTTGCCATAACGATTTAGATACTTTTTCATTTGTGTGATAAAGTCAGCTTCGCTAAACTCTGAACATTGATCTGATCCTTTATCTCCATATTGTGGCACAGTATAGTTTTCAATATGATTGAATACTCTTTTACTAAACTTTATCCATTCAATTGCACGTAATGAAGGACCAGATTCATAATCTTCTTCTGATGGACAAGGATCAATTTGCATAGTTAAACTCCATTAGTATGTTTTTCTATTTTTGCTACAAGATCTTTTAAGCCTTTTTCAATCTTATAAAGTCTTTCAAGTTCAGTAGCAGCTTGTAATCTTGCTACACGTAATTCATTTTCATCAATACCGTATGGGTTTCGCAAGTAAGATAACATTACCATTTTATCCATAGTCATATTAACCCTCCAGGTTCGGCGTAACAATTCCTCTACTCACCAACTCAAAAAAGCATCGCTTAGTTGCGCTGATATCTTCATAGGCATCATGTGCCCCTTCAAAACTTTCACCAAATAAGTATTCATACAGCTCACTTAACTTGGGCCATTTTGCACGACCAGCCTTGTTTTTCAGGCCGCACATTTTTACCACATTCTTATCTTTCATGGTGCAATGATTTGGTAAATCAAGATAGAATGCACTTCTAGCTAGGTCAGACAGTTCTTCAAGATTGCGTTCCATCATCTGGTAAACGTAGTTCCAATCAAATGCAAAGTTATGGCACACGACTAAGTCTGCCTGTCGGAGCATTAAGCCAAATTGTTCAGCTGCCTCAAGTTCTTCAATTCCTTCTTGGTCGGCTCTTTCAATGGTGATACCATGCACCTCTTGAGCATAATAATTCATTGGCCGGCCATTACTTTTGATGATGACATTCATTTGATCAAATTCTTCTTCTTGGCTGGCAAGAATTGCACCAATCTGTACTGTCCAGGCCTGCTCGGGATCGTTGGCAGAGAGAGCTTTTTTAATAAAATCAGAAGTTTCTGTGTCAAAGAATAGTACTTTTGTAGCTGGTGTCATTTAGTTCTCCTTTAGTAATTTATTTCTATCTATCAGCCATAGTTTGTAGATCTATTTCTCTTAACTCCCAATCAAGCTTACTATCATGAGTGTTATTAATTTGCTCAAGTTGTTCTTCAAGAATCTTTATTGCATCATTAGCAGGACCTCCATTATGCCAAAGAGCAATTGCCTCCTTAACTCTATTTTGATTAAAAATAATTTTATATTTCATTTAATTTTTCTCCATTTGATTTTTAATAACATTCCTGTCCATCAATCTAAAGATTGTTCTGTCAAGATATGTTGGATCACGAATCTTTTGTTTCTTCCTAATTGTGGTATACATACAAGTAGTAGCAGAATTCTCTGCTTTAAGTATCCCAGATTGTTCAGCCATTTCAACATATCCCCGTAGCTGAGGAATGTTGTCTACATCCAGGTGAAAGTTCCTAACAAGTTCTGTCCATTCAAAAGATTCATGAGCATCAATGAATGAAAGTATTTTTGCATAGATGTTAGCCTGACTTGATAAACCTAAACCATAAAATGCGTTTGGCATCTCAAGTTCTGTTGCTTGCATTATTGCTAAGGCTTGCTCGAAATGTTCAGCCGTAATGATCATGTCATCAGATTCGGCGGCACACACAAGCATACAGACCTTATTCAAATGCAGTGGCCGCCTGTGATTATAACCTAAGAATCGCTCACTTGGCACTCCTGACTCGTCATAATCTTGCTCATACCAGCGCACATAAGTTTTGAGAAAATCCTTACTTAAGGTGAATTGTCCAGATAAGTTTGCAATTTCCTGTAAGTCGTTTTCTAAATTCTTTTGTGTCTCTTCTTCCTCTTCAGTCAAGAACTGTAAGGCTCTCCTTTGCTTGGGTCCCTGTCCAACTACGAAAATGATCCGAGAGATCAGGCCACCACCAACTGCATCTTGACTTAGCTTAGATTGCAAAAGACTAGGAGTTATGCAACCAAAGAGTGTTAGCCAGCAATTGGATATGTCTTCAGTCTTCCTGGCTAAGGTTTTATACTTCCAAGTATCTGCACAATCAAACAGGTCAGTCAGAGAGGCTAGGAGCATTTGGTCTCTGTCGTTTAGAAATACTT